TCTTTCAATCATCTATCTACTACTCATTTGTACTGTGCTTGCCCTTGATCGTTACAGTGCAATCCGCTTCATGGTTTTAATTGATTTAGGAATCGTTCTGCTGCAAAGTCTAAGTAATCTAAATTGACATCAGCAAATTCCTTCTTCAATTCTTTTATAAAATCAATTAAAACATTACGCTCTACGTGTGAATCGCCTAATTTTTTAAGGTCTTTAGTACATTTACGAAGCTGCTTTGTCCAAGCATATAACGTTCTGCGTTCTTTGAAATCCCTAAATGCCTCATACGATTTTTTCTCATAGTTAGCAGCTTCTTTTTCCCATTTTTCAATCAAGTTATCAATCTCTTTCATATTTTAGTTTTTATAAGTTAAAAAATCATTCTCCTTTCACACTATTGCACTGTAACGGCCTTCGGGTAAGCCACCGCTATAAGTTGCGATTTTACCCCTATCACGTGATGGGTGCAGGCTGTAACATCGGGTAAAAGCAAGTTTGAGGTTACTCAAAGTATCGCAACTTAACATCAGTTTTGTTTTACTTATTTTAAAGAATTTTCCCACCGCACCCAATTTTTTTCAAAATTGTTAGGCATTAGCCATCACATCTGAAACACCATCCATGAGAATTTAACGGTCTGCCACATGAACAATATTCAATATTCCCTTTGTGGTCATAATCATAGTCCTTGTTTTTCATCTGTTCTATTTTTCTATGATCGTCTAATTCTTCTTTGTATTTTTCAATTTCAAATTGATCTGTTAATTCTTTCATTTTCGTTCTATTTAATCAGTTAAAGTAAAATTGTTCCAATTTTTTATCCATATAAAATTCATTAAAAACGTAACACAAACCTGCTCTTACCCGAAGGCCGTTATAAGAAAGCCGTAAGAGCCTCGTAGTTCTTTACAACCTCCTTAAATCTTTCAGGTGATATTATATTCGCAGTCCACTTCAATTCTCCAAATTCATCCCACTCGCTCGTATAAATCATAATTCTCCCGTTGTCAATTTCTGCATCAAACGGCCTTCTTATAACATCAGCCTTATTCAATGCGGGGTTTGTGCTGTTTTCAACTTTTGTGCTTTCCATAAACTTTTGTCTTTAAATGTAAGTTAGTACTATTAAGCCCGCACTAAATAAGGCTGTAACCGTTCGGGTTAATCCGCTTCGTGTTCATAAATGCTTAATTTAGAGGTTTGTTACAGAAGGTACAGGTTTCAATTCTATTTCGAAATTCAGTCCTGTGTATTTGTATACATTCGCATTTATTCTCATCTCGCTTAACGGATGAATCGTCTGATTTTTTGAGTTTAATAATAAATATCTCATCTTTTATGAAAAGATATATTCCGTAAGGAAGTACTAATAAGCAAAAAACAACATAACTAATAATTCTCTTTAACATAATTTTGTAATTTATACGTTCATTAAATATTGAAAAATCATTCTCCTTTCATCCTGATTAACCCGAATGGGATCGAGGATAACACACTTATAAAGTTAGCGTTTACACGAAGCGCACTAACCCGAACAAAGGATAGGTGCGATACACTGTGTACTGCATAGTGTGTTAGGTGCTCTCTTTCAGTGTGAGTACACACTGAACCGCACCTATCCTCGATCCCATTACAGCCAACACCCATCCCCTCTGCAAAATCGGTTATGATTACATCTACTACTATCCATAATTGATTTATAAACATTACAAATGTAATATAATTATCATTAAAAAGTCCAAAAAAGATAAATTATTTTTTACTCCATTCCAAACATCCTGAAATCAGCATCATTAGCTGTTCCAAGTGATTGAAAATATGTGTTGTCATTTGGCATCGGCCCCTGAATAGCAGGATTGTATCTGAAATCTTCAGCAACATAAGGTTTGCCTGTATCCGGGTTTGTTTTATCGAGATAATCAGATCCCTGAGAAACAGTATATCCCTTTTCTGATATTTCCTGATCATCGATAGGATCGGCACTGCAACCGCAATTATAATGGATACTTGGATAACATGAATCCCCTTCTGGATCACCAATCCTGAAAATTTGACCATTTAATGCAGCACATTCCGCACATTCATTCTCATCTGCATCCTCTACAAATTGCCAATAAGGATATAAGTCTTTATTATCCATCAAATCCTGAAATGCTTCGCCTTGTACGACCTGATTAGCACAATTATCATACTCGGTTCTTAACCAGGTATTATTTATCGTTTCTGTCGCTTCTTTTGAGAGCTTTAGAACTTCACTAAATCCCCTTATTTCTTTCTGTTCATTAAAGATATTGGATTGAATAAGGCTTGCTTCCGTTCTTGCTTTAGCTGCTGCAAATTGAGAAATATTTAATAAATACCGTTCATTTAAAGCAGTATCTCCCATCTTTTCAAACCTTGATTTGAATTTCTTATTATTTAATAATGGTTCAATAAGTTTTTTTCGATAGGCATCATAAACCGGCTTGTAAATCAGTTTTGCTTTTGGGTGATCGTATAAGAATTGCGTTTCCTGTTCTGTCAGGGTTACAGGGATAACTCCTAAAGGCTTTTGATCTGATTTTAAATGATCATGATTATGGTCATGGACCGGACTAATCAGAATTTTTTTTTTAAACTACTGAAGAAACTCTTTTTGTGAGCTGCTTTTGTTTCTGATTCTAATTCTGGTATGATATCAGGTATTTGTGATGGTGGTATTTCTTCAAAATCCGATGGAAGGATGCCATTATTGATAAAGAACTCGTCTGTCAATCTACGGCCATTCTCCAACATTGTAGCACTCAATAGCTTTATTTCATCCATTGTGAGCTTCTTTGTCCTGTCAGTTGAGTATTGCAGATCATTTGGAAGGTTCCTGTAAAATAATGATATTTTTGGGAGGAAATCAGTATTTAAAACCGAAATAATATAAGCTATTTTGCTTTCAATAACTGCATCAAACTTACGTTCTTGTACTTCTCCAAGTCCTTTTGTGCCAAATTTACCAGATTCTGCTGTTAAGGTGCCACCTAAAACCATTTGTAAAATACCGGCTTCGAAATCCTTGATCAGTTCCTGGAATATCTTATGCATATTCATGTTGGACTTATTGTCTGTAAAGTCTATAATTACTGACTTTTGGATATTGCCCTGATAATCTACTGAATAAGGATATACAAATCCCTTTGAAGGATCCGGGTTTGCTGCCAGTTTTTCAGCTTCCAATCTTGCAGGGTTAAACTCATTTCCATTTGCATCAATCTTTGTTTCTGATTGTGGATAACCGACCTGCATAATTGGTATTGCAGCCTTTCGACCCGCTGCACCCCAGTTCATTAAAGCATTATTGATCTGAATAAATGATCTTGCTATTGGTTGCATCCAACCCAGAAAGTTCTCAGTGTTTGTTGAAGGCTGTATAAATAATAAATTTGCAGCTTCATCAAAATTCATACCTGTTGAAAATACAAATGTCGATTCTTTCAACATTCTGTTAATTGGATCAATCACCGAAATAGGATATTTATAAATTTTACCACCTAAAGGATCAAAATTCAGTCCGGTAAATCCCCAAAAATAAGCATATACTATTTCACGTATTAACTGCCTTTGATATGGTTGTGAACAAAGCTCATTTGTCCACTCATCATCCTTTTCACCTGATTTATGAACCATAAAAAATTCAACCCTGTCAACTGCTGCTCCGATAGCCTCAAATACTGATTGAACAAATGGTGATGATTGAAATACCCATGTAATCAAAGTGTCCCATTGTAAAGTATAACCCTGTTTAAGTACCTGGTCTGATGCTAGTCTACATTTCGTTATGTCCCATTCCTGTAAGTAGTTGGAAGGGAACATTTGACTGATAACATCCAAGCCAACTGACTTTGGAAGTACCCAGTTAGATACAGATTGAGTTGCTCCGGTTGCCGGTACTGATTGAGGATTACCAAGTCCCCAGCCTCCGCCTTGTGTTTTAAGCCTTACTAATTCTTTAGCTACTTCGGTCAAATATTGATCTTCAGATAATGTTTTTAGTTTTTTTGCCATTATCCGAGTGTATTAAATGATGAATCAATGAGGCCTGAACTTGATAACTTAGCTTCGGGTGCCTGTTCTACTTTAATAGATTTTTGACCGATATTGACCTCATGGATGTATTTGTCAGCCCAGGTAAAAGAATCATTGAGTTTTTCGCTGTCATGTTGAATTCCTGCCAAAATGTTTCTGATTGCCAGTATTGAAATGAGCTTAATACAAAGATTTGCACGTGCTGTTCCGGTCTTAGTTAGTTCTGATGCTGTATCATATTTGGAATTTAAAGCTCCTGTAAACTCATCATAAGCGAAGTTGGCGCCTTGTTGTAATGAATTGTTATCTCTATCGTATTGAGTAGTTAATAATTGACCAGGGCAAAACTGCAAAATATCATTCCCGGTTAAATAACCGAGATTTAATACTTTTAATTGGTCAATTGTCATAACAGGATTTTGGGCAAATATACAATCAAAAATCCGAAATGTATAAAAAATTTATAAAGGTTTGGAATTTACCCGATATTCCCCTGATTAGTTCGGGTTATTACAGAAACTCCACCAACTAAAACCCTGCTGTTACGTTGACTGTATTCCTGCCATTCTGCTTGGAGTATAGTTGTAACCATGTAGCGGATGAGGTCTGTGTAATGCCCTATTGGCTCATAACTGATACCTGTTTGTGGGTTTTTGACCTTCTTTTTTTCCATCGTTCCGTCTGGCAATTGCTTTGCCATGATATAATCATCTATTGAGATTTTGCAACTATCACCAATCACAATTGACCAACCTTTGTAAGTAAATTCAAATATTTCATTGATAAAATCAGCACTCAAAGCAACCATAGGATTAGACCGGCCTACTTTATTTTGTACCCTGAATTTATTAACCTGCAATGTTTCAATGAACTTTTGAAAGAATGAAGCATTGTTAATATCTACCGTACTTCGATTTGTAGCTGAAGCATCGCCATAAACATAAAGCACGTTGGTATAATTCAGTCTTTGTAAGTATTTAACGACTAATAAAGCAGCCTTTTGAGCATTATTATCTGGTGCCTTTGCCGGTATTTCATGAATCTGTTTAAGCTCTTTTTTTTGTATATCAATTTGCCAAACTGCAACCGCACAATAAGGATCATTGTTGTTATCTACACAAACATGAATAGTAGTTGCAGGATCATAGGCTAACGGCCTGACATGGTTTATTTCATTGAATTGTGGCAAGAACTCTGATCCGGTT